ATGTTTGGGTGACCTGGCCCAGCAGAGTGGCGGCGTTGATGGCGGCCGAAGTGGCGGCAGAGGTGGAAAAGCAATCCGGGCAGCCGGTGATCATCGAGGCCGCGATCCTGCAAAGGGTGCTGGAAACCCATGTCAGAGCGCAACTCGAAGCCCTCGCCGATCTCAGGGTCAGCCTCGGGTGACGTCGGCGATCTCACCGACGATCAGCTGACGGACGGGCTCGACCTCAGCTTTGACGGGGCCGAGGATGTCTTGCGGTCCTGGCGTCGCGGCGTGAGCCCTGATCCTGACCTGACGGTGTCGGAATGGGCGGATGCGCACCGCAAACTGTCCTCGCGGGCGTCGGCCGAACCGGGGCGGTATCGCACATCTCGCACGCCGTACCTGCGCGAGATCATGGATGCGCTGTCGCCGAGGCACCCGGCGCAACGGATCAGCTTCATGAAGGCCGCACAGGTTGGCGCGACCGAGGCGGGCAACAACTGGATCGGGTTCGTAATCCACCACGCACCCGGGCCGATGCTGGCAGTATTGCCGACGGTGGAAATGGCCAAACGCACGTCGCGCGGGCGGCTGGACCCGCTGATTGCGGAAAGCCCCGCACTTCGGGAGCGGGTGAATCCGGCGCGGTCGCGGGATGCGGGCAACTCGATGCTGTCCAAGGAATTTCCGGGCGGCATTCTTGTGCTGACCGGGGCGAACAGTGCCACCGGCCTGCGGTCGATGCCCGCGCGCTATATCTTTCTGGACGAGGTTGACGCCTATCCAGCCTCTGCTGACGAGGAAGGCGATCCGGTCACACTGGCCGAGGCCCGGACCACCACCTTCTCGCACCGGCGCAAGGTGTTCATGGTCTCGACGCCGACCATCCGGGGCATCAGCCGGATCGAGCGGGAATACGAGGCCAGCGATCAGCGCCGCTACTTCGTGCCCTGCCCGCATTGTGGCCATATGCAATGGCTGCAGTTTGAACGCCTGCGTTGGGATAAAGGACGGCCTGACACGGCGACCTATCATTGCGAGGGCTGCGAGAAGCCCATCGCCGAGCATCACAAGACGCAGATGCTGGCGGCAGGAGAGTGGCGGGCGACGGCGACCTCAGTTGATCCGCATTCCATCGGCTTCCACATCTCGGCGCTCTATTCGCCCTTGGGCTGGAAAAGCTGGCAGCAGATCGCGCGCGACTGGCTCGCAGCCCAAGGCTCCGAGGAGATGCTGCGCGCCGCGCGCAACACTCTGTTTGGCGAGACATGGGTCGAAAGTGGAGATGCACCGGAATGGCAGCGGCTGGCAGAGCGGCGCGAGGCTTATGGCGGAGCGCAGATTCCGGAAGGCGGGTTGTTCCTGACTGCCGGTGTCGATGTGCAGAAGGACCGAATTGAGGTCGATGTCTGGGCCTGGGGCCGGGACAGGACAAGCTGGTTGGTCGATCACATCGTCATCGCGGGCGGTCCCGACGATCCACAGTGCTGGGACAAGCTGACCGCCCTCTTGGGGCGGACTTGGGCGTGTGCCAATGGTGCTGTGATGATCATCGGCAAGCTGGCCATCGACACCGGGTACGAGGCCCCAGCTGTTTATGCATGGGCGCGGAAACAGGGGTTCGACCAGGTCTCGCCAATCAAGGGCCTGGAGGGCTTCAACCGCGCGACGCCGGTGTCGGGCCCGACCTTTGTCGATGCGACCATCGGCGGCAAACGTCTGCGCCGCGGTGCGCGATTGTGGTCCGTGGCCACGGCGACGTTCAAGACCGAAACCTACCGCTTCCTGCGGCTTGAACGGCCCTCGGACGAGGACCGGGCGCTGGGCGTCTGTGATGCCCCCGGCACCGTGCATCTGCCTGACTGGATCGACACCGAATGGCTGAAGCAGCTGGTGGCCGAACAACTGATCACTGTGCGCAACAAGCGCGGTTACAGCCACCCCGAATGGCAGAAAATGCGCGAGCGCAACGAGGCGCTGGACTGCCGCGTTTATGCCCGGGCGGCGGCGTGGATCATGGGCGCGGATCGCTGGGATGATGCGACATGGCGGCGGCTTGAGGAACAGGCCGGGGTGGAAACGCGCCCGGCACCGCAACCTACCGCTCTTCCTGAACTGGCCGCGCCTGCTGCGCCGAAAGCCGGAACACCAACGACGCCACGGCGAAAACGCCGGGCTTACACACCGAACTTCATGAGGGATTGAGATGGATCTGGAACGGATGCGCACCTTGCTGGCGGCACTGCAGGAAGCGCGCTACGCGGGCGTCCGCTCGGTCAGCTATGACGGCAAGACCATCAACTACGGCTCGGACACAGAACTGGCGAACGCGATCAGCGATCTGGAAGGCCGGATTGCCACGGCCGCTTCTGGTGCCCCGCGTCGTCGGCGCTGGGGCACTGTCGCCTCAAAGGGTCTGTGACAGATGGCATTCGAGGCATTCCGCCAGCGGCTCGGCAGCATCATTGGTGGGTTTGATGCAGCCCAAGCCCATCGGCGTCTGCGCGGGTTCCGGGCGAGCCGCGCCCATGTGAACACGCTGATCGCGGCCTCGGGCGACACCATTACCGCCCGTGCGCGCTGGCTGGTCAGGAACAATGGCTATGCCGCGAATGCGGTGGAGTCTTTCGCGAGCAATGTCGTCGGCGATGGGATCAAACCCTCGTCGACCATCGCCGATGCCGCAAAGAAGGAAGAGCTGCAGGCGCTGTGGCTGGCCTGGACGGATGACGCTGACGCGGAAGGGCTGACAGACTTCTATGGGCTGCAGCGCCGGGCGGCGCGCGAAGTGTTCCTATCTGGTGAGGTCTTCATCCGCATCCGACCGCGCCGCGCGGAAGACGGTCTGACCGTGCCGCTACAATTGCAGATGCTCCCCGCTGAAATGCTACCCCTCGACATGAACCGCACGCTGTCAGGCGCTGGGCTGATCCGGCAGGGGATCGAATTCGACGGCATCGGTCGCCGCGTCGCCTATCACTTCCTGCGCCGCCATCCCGGTGATTTGACCGATCCAGGCCTCACCAATGAGACCGTCCGTGTGCCCGCCGCAGATGTGATCCATGTTCTTGACCCGGTCGAGGCTGGTCAGTTGCGCGGTGTGTCGCGCTTTGCAGCCGCCATCGTCAAGCTGTTCACGCTGGACCTCTATGACGACGCGGAGCTGGAGCGGAAGAAAATCGCGGCGATGTTCGCGATGTTCATCACCTCGCCCGCGCCAGAAACGCCGCTGGAACCGACCGAGGAGGATCTGGAAGTCGAACCCGGCCAGGTGGTGCGGCTGGATCCCGGCGAGGATGTCTCGACCCCGTCCACGCCAGATTCTGGTGGCACCTATGAGCTGTTCCAATACCGAACCTTGCTGCAAATCGCGGCGGCGCTGGGCATCCCCTACGGCTACCTGACGGGTGACACCGCCAAGGGCAACTTCTCAAACACACGGATATCACTGATCGAATTCCGCCGCCGCATCTCGGCCTGGCAGCATGGCGTGCTGGTGTTCCAGCTCTGCCGCGCGGTGTGGTCCCGCTGGATGGATGTGGCCGTGTTGTCCGGGGCCATCGATCTGCCAGGCTATGACAGCCAACGCCGCCAATATCAGGCCTGCGCCTGGTTGCCGACCAAATGGGACTGGATCGATCCGATGAAGGACGCGTCCGCAGAGATCCTGCAGATCGAATCCGGTCTGAAATCGCGCACGCAGGCCATTTCTGAACGCGGATATGACGCAGAACAGGTCGACCGCGAAATTGCCGCTGAACGCAAACGCGAATTGTCACTGGGTCTCGACTTCCGCCGTCCGGGATCCCCGGCACAGGGGCCGGGCGCGGCGAAGGAAAATGACAACACCCAGCGGGACGACAACGCCAACGACGACGAAGCAGACGACAGCGCTGATGAAAAAACCGAAGCCAAGCAGGGCGTATGATGCACCATGCCCAGATCGCCCAGCGCGCCTTCAACACGCCACTGATGGTGGACCCTGCCAAGGCGCTGGCTTTCCTGTCTGGCCTCGGACCACGCATTACGGGACAGGAGATCACGTTTTCGGGCGCTGAATTGCCTGCCAATGATATTGAGCATGCGGCCTTGCCTGCTCACGCCTCTTTGTTCGGCAATGATCTTGCCCAGCGTCACCAGCGCAATGGCATTCAGCCCTTTGCGGTGGTGGATGGCATCGCCGTCATCGAAATCGCGGGCACACTTGTGCACCGTGGCGCATGGATCGGACAATCCTCGGGGCTGACCTCTTATGAAGGCATCGCTGCCCAGCTTCAGGCCGCGCTGTCCGATCCCGGCGTGCGCGGCATTGCGCTCGATATCGACAGCTTTGGAGGCGAGGTGGCGGGCGCCTTCGATCTGGCCGACCGCATTCGGGCGGCGCGGGCACAGAAGCCGGTGCACGCCTTCGTCGCTGAACATGCGCTGTCCGCTGGCTACGTTCTGGCCTCCCAAGCCGACCGCATCATCCTGCCTCGCACCGGTGCTGTCGGCAGCATCGGGGTGGTGGCGCTGCACACCGATATGAGCGGGGCACTCGACCAGAAGGGCATCGCCGTCACGCTGATCCATTCCGGGGTCCACAAGATTGACGCCAATCCGTACCAGCCACTGCCCGACGCCGTGCACGACCAGATGCAGCGCGAGCTAGAGGTCGTGCGCTTCCTGTTCGCAGAAATCGTTGCTGCAGGGCGCGGGGATCGGTTGACCCATGCGGCCGCTATCGCAACAGAGGCCGCCGTATTCCGCGGATCCTATGCCATCGCCGCCGGTCTTGCCGACGATCTCGCCGATCCCGTCATGGCCTTCCGTACGTTCGCCGCCGCGCCCCGCGGCACCACTCCCCCCAGCAGAAAGGGTCCACAGATGACCACCACGCCCACCGACATCCCGAACCCGGCACCGACAGCCGTCACCAATCCCACACAGACGACAACGACGGCCGCACCAACGATGCCCGTTGTGTCGGTTGCAGTGGCACCCGACACAACGGCAATGAACGCCGACGCTGTTCGTGCAGAAGCAGCCGAGGTCGCGCAGGTCTGTGCCCAAGCCGCCCGGCTCGGGGTTCAGATCGACGCCGCCGACGCCGTCACGCGCGGGTTGAAGCCCGAAGCCTTGCGCGCCCGCGTCCTGGCCGATCTGGCCGCCCGCAGCGATGCCGCTGGCATCATCGCCACCGCCCCGGCTGCGGCGGCTGCAAAAGACAGCCCGATCATCTCAGCTGCCAAAAAGGCTGCGACCGACGCCAAGCGCTGAACCAGCGCCCACTTCCCTCACCCCAAAAAATGGAGACTGACAAATGCCCGTCCTGACGGAACAGCCCAGCATGGGCGATGTCCTCAAATATGAGGTCAACCCGAACTACACCCGCGAAGTCATCACCCTGTTGATCGGCATGCCCTATCCGGTCGGCTCGGTCCTCGGGCGCATCACAGCCAGCGGCAAATACAAGCTGGCAACCAGCGGTGGCGCAGACGGTGCGCAAACCGCCACGGCCGTCTTGCTCTATGCCGTCGACGCCACGCTCGCCGATGCAACTGGCATTGTGGTGGCACGTGGCCCCTCGATCGTGTCGCGCGCAGGCCTCGCCTACGACGGCACCGTTGATGACGGAGCCAAGATCACCACCAAGCTCGGCCAACTTGCCGCCGTCGGCATCATTGCCCGCGACGGCGTCTGACGCCCACCAGCGCGGCGCATCCACATCCATCCCTCTTTCCCCCGGAGCACCCCATGACCCTTGTCCGCAATCCCTTTGACGCTGGCGGCTATTCGCTGGCCGAGATGACGCAGGCCATCAATATTCTGCCCAACCTCTACACCCGCCTTGGCCAGATCGGCCTTTTCCGCTTCGAGGGCGTCAGCCAGCGGTCGGTCATCATCGAGCAATACGAGGGCGTGCTGAACCTGCTGCCCTCGGTGCCGTTGGGCGGCCCGGCAACGGTCGGCACCCGCGAGGGGCGGTCCATGCGCAGCTTTGCCCTGCCGTGGATCCCACATGACGACGTGATCTTGCCCGGTGATATCCAAGGCCAACCTGCGCTGGGCGTTTTCGATGGTGCCGACCCACTGGTCGAGGTGATGAACCGCAAGCTGCAGCTGATGCGGCGCAAGCACGCCCAGACCCGCGAATACATGGAGATGAACGCCCTGCGCGGCATTGTCAAAGACGGCGCTGGCACCACGCTCTACAATTACTTCACCGAATTCGGCCTTACGCAAATCTCGGTCGACTTCGTGCTGGGGACCGCTGGTACCAACGTGCAGGGCAAGGTGCGCGAGGTGCTGCGCGCCATGGAAGACAACCTGCTGGGCGAAAGCATGTCGGACGTGCATGCCCTCGTCAGCCGGGAATTCTTCGACAAGCTGATCGCGCATCCCAAAACCGAGGAAGCCTACAAGTTTTACGCCGCCACCGGCGCGCAGCCCCTGCGCCAGGATGTGCGCCGCAACTTCCCCTTCGCGGGCATTGTGTTTGAGGAATATGCGGGCACCGTCACTCTTTCCACCAAGACCACCGAGCGACTGGTCCCGGCCAGCGAAGGCATCGCCTTTCCTTTGGGCACGATGGACACCTTCACCACCTACGGCGGGCCTGCCAACCTGCTGGAGGCGGCCAACACCATGGGTCTGCCGCTCTACGCCCGCCAGCACCTCGATGAGAAAGGCCGCTGGATCGACCTGATGACCGAGGCCTCGATCCTGCCGGTGAACAAGCGGCCGCGCATCGCGATCCGCATTCACACCTCGAACTGACAGGTCCGCCATGAACGTCTTTGCCGCCGCCGTGGACCGCATCTATGCCAACCCGTCCATGGCGGTGGCGGCCCTGTGGATTTCTGCAACCACGTCAGAGGAAATGCCAATCCGTGTCATCCGCCGCGCCCCGGACCGCATCACCGAGTTCGGCGCTGGGCGCTTTGTCAGCGATACCATAATGGTGGACGTGCGCATCGCAGACCTGCCCGATCCCCGCCCCAGCGACCTGATCGTGATCGGGGCCGACAGCTTCACCATCCAAGGCGAGCCTGTCGGCGACCGCGAACGCCTGATCTGGTCGCTGGACCTGCGGCCAACATGATGCTCAGGATCGAGATCAATCCCGACATCGCCGCTTTGATGCAGGCTGAGATTGCTGCTGGCGAAAAAGCAGTGTCCTCCGCCATGCGCGAAGCTGGCACCGGTCTAAAATCCGCCTGGCGCGGGCAGATCATCGGCGCTGGGCTGGGCACCAGGCTTGGCAACTCCATTCGCCTCGCCAGCTTCCCGAAGTCCGGCGACAGCCTGAACGCGGCGGCGCTGGTCTGGTCGAACGCACCGGTGATCATCGGAGCGCATGACACCGGGCCGCTGATCCGGTCTAAGAATGGGTTCTGGCTGGCGATCCCTACACCAGCTGCGGGCAAGTCCACGCGCGGCGGCCGCATAACGCCCGGCGAATGGGAACGCCGCACCGGGCTGCGCCTGCGCTTCATCTATCGCCGCCGGGGGCCAAGCCTGCTGGTGGCCGAGGGACGGCTGAATACCAAAGGTCGCGCTGTGGCGTCCAGATCAAAGACAGGGCGCGGGCTGACCACCGTGCCGATCTTCCTGCTGGTGCCGCAGGTCAAACTGCGAAAGCGGCTGGATCTGGCGCGGGATGCAGAGCGCGCGGTCGATGGCGTCCTAGGGCTGATTGTTGCGAAGTGGGTGGAGGGAAAGACCTAACCCAGACAATGGTTGTTGAACCGCCGCCTTGTGGATAGGTCTTCCAACGCCTTAGGCCGCAACCTTTGGTGCGTTCGAAACAAACTGGACAACTTTTGCGAGGGCCTGCCGTTCGTCACCCTCATAGACGCCGACAGAATCGAGCCGATTCATTGCCCGGGTCCGCGTATGCTTTGAAACGGCGTTTTCCCGCTCCAGCAGCGCTGTAACCAGCGGACGTGTTTCACCGGCACCCTGCGTTTCTGACCGCAAAAGCATGGCCTCAACTAGTGACAGGTCGTTCTGCGCCAGATAAAGGGCTACCGGGGCGCGACCAGATTGACGTAGAACCAAGTCAGCGCGCAGATCTGCGCTTTGATCATCTGCGGGAGCGTTTTCATGTATTTCCACGTCTGACGGCAATGATGCTGCAAGCGCCATCCGCACATCTTCCTTGAAAGTGCTACGAACACGGTCCGCCGTCATCTGTACCAGGTCAGAAACCCTTACGAGGGCGACAATGAGTCGGATTGCGTGCGCAGGAATGTCGGATTTCGAGATTGGACCTGTAGAGATTTCCAGCCCATCTTCATCAAATGCGGCGTCAGCAGTTTCGAGGATTGAAGCCAGCGCCTTCTTCCTATTCTCAGATGCTAGATCGTAGCCTGATGCGATAAGAGACGGTAGCAACCTCCCGGCGTCTTCTAGTTTCCAGTGACCTGTGCTGTCAGGCCCTATAGCGTACAGACCCGCCGGATCGCCTTCGATCTCAAACAGAGTCGTGCTAATGCCGAAACCACAAGGAAGCTCGGTCACACTGACGCTGTCACAGAAGGCTTTGCAGAGTTCCTGCTTCACAGCAAATTCTCGTCACTGGAGCCGCGTGCATGCGGCAGTTTAAAAAGGCTGTGAGCGATCGAAATCGCCCAGTCATCGAAGCCCGATACCACACTGGTCCCAAAACGGCTATCGAGTCCGCATGCGCGTTTGCGGGCATCAGCGCCGATGATGACGCCGCTTTGTTTCGTCTCATATGGCTGGTAGTGGACGTGCCAACCTGGATGCGATCCATGGTGCTCGATCCGACATAGCACGGTCATGTCACGGTCCACCAAATGGCCCAGCATTGCCATGAACTCCTGCTTCTCCGCCTTGTGAGCAAGCAGAACGCGGTACTGCTCACTGCTCACCGCAAACGAAATCAGACGCCAAGTCCAAGTTCCGGCCAAGCGGTAAGAGTGGGAGCCGCGAAGAGGAAAAATCGTCTTGGGCATCCTTTTGCCCGTCGTCCAGCTTCCAGTGCTGACCTCCTCCTTTTCCGCGGAACGGACCCATGCTGCCCCCTTTGCCATGATTGCTCCAAATCACTTTTTTGCCAACAATAGCACAGTCTTCACAAAGCGCGAATGAATCCCGAATGCTGATCTCCGCGCCCTAGAATCCAGTGTTTCAGACTTGCGGCCATAGGAACAGATTAATGCCGACCACCCGCGAAACCGTCCTCGCCGCACTGCACGCGCGGCTGCAGCCGCTTGCCGCACTTGTCCTGCGCGACGAAGTTCTGCCCGAGCGGATCCCGGCGGCGGGGCTGATCATCCTGCGCGACGGCCAGCCGGGCGAGCCGGAGGTCACGCTGTCGCCGCTGCGCTACCACTATCAGCATCGGGCCGAAATGGAAGTTGTCGTTCAGGCCCCGAATGGCCGTGCCAGCGCCTTCGACACCCTAATAGCAGTCATCGGAACGGTGCTGGAAACCGATCGCACACTAGGCGGCCTCTGCGAATGGGTCGAACCCGAAGCCCCGGCCTCGGTCGATCTGCCCATTGAGGGCGCCGCAGCCCTCAAGGCCGCAGTGATCACCGTCGTCCTGCACTACACCACTACCGGCCCCTTGGCCTGATATCCCACATAATTTGGAGAAAGACATGGCACGTGCGCAAGGCGCGCGGGCGCAGATGGCGCTCGGCTTTGAGACAGTATACGGCACCCCGCCGGTCAGTGGGTTCACCAAAATGCCCTTTGCCAGCACGTCGCTGGGATCGGAACAACCACTTCTGAACAGCGAATTGCTTGGGTATGGCCGCGACCCTCTCGCCCCAATCAAGGACGCGGTGACGGCCGATGGCGATGTCATGGTGCCGATCGACGCCGAGGCCTTCGGGTTCTGGCTGAAGGCGGCTTTCGGGGATCCGATCACCTCTGGCGTGGGGCCATACACCCATGAGTTCCGCTCGGGCAGCTGGACTCTGCCATCGATGTCGATCGAGACCGGCATGCCCGAGGTGCCGCGATTTGCGATGTATTCCGGCTGCGTGCTGGATCAGCTGTCTTGGCAGGTGCAACGTTCTGGCCTGCTGACAGCCACCGCCCGGCTGGTGGCGCAAGGCGAGACCATCGCCACGACGACCGGCGCAGGCACCCCCGCAGAACTGGCGCTGCAGCGGTTCGGCCATTTCAACGGCGCGATCAGCCGGAACGGCAGCGCCCTCGGCAACGTGGTCTCGGCGGAAATCACCTATGCCAACAACCTCGACCGGATCGAGACCATCCGAAGCGATGGCAAGATCGACGGGGCAGACCCGTCCATCGCCGCCCTGACCGGCCGGATCGAGGTCCGCTTTGCCGACAGCACGCTGGTGACGCAGGCGATCAACGGCGATCCCTGCGAGATCAGCTTCGCCTATGTCCTGCCCTCGGGCGAAAGCTTCACCTTCACTGTCCACGCCGTCTACCTGCCGCGCCCCCGGATCGAGATTTCCGGGCCGCAGGGCGTGCAGGCCACCTTTGACTGGCAAGCGGCGAAAGCCGCCAGCCCCGCCCGCATGTGCACCGCAACCCTTATCAACGATATCGAGGAATACTGATGATCCGTCTGAACCTGACCGCCACGCCGCAATGGGTGGACCTCGCCCCCGGCCTGCGCCTGCTGGTCGGCCCCCTGACCACTGCCCTGATGGTGTCAGCCCGCGCCGATCCGGCAATCGAAGGGCTGCCCGATGGTGCTTCCCAAGAGGAACTGGCTCTGGCCATGGCCAAGTCCGTGGCCCGGCGCGCGGTGCTGGATTGGGAAGGCGTGGGCGATGACGCGGGCAACATCGTCCCCGTCACGCCTGAAGGCATCGATGCCCTGCTGGAAATCTGGCCGGTCTTCGAGGCGTTCCAGACCCAATACGTTGCGCGCGGCCTGATCCTGGACGCGGAAAAAAACGTCTCCGCGCCCTCGCCGACTGGTCCTTCGGCGGCGGCGACCGGTACTGCGCGGCCTGCCCGGGGCCGTGCCCGGACTGCCCCGCAAGACTGAACCAGCCGCAAACGCCGGAGGGTTGGCAGGTCTGGGATCTGGTCGGCCGTCTTGGTGGCCAGTTGCGAGTGATCCCCGGTGCAGTGCTGGGCTGGGACATGGGCGCGGCGCTCGCCATGGCACGTGCCCTCGGGATCGACACCCTGATCGCCGCCGAACTGCTACCCGAGATCGAAGCGGTGATGGTGCGCAAACTGAACGAACAAATGGAAGGAAGCCGCGATGGCTGAAAAACGCGTATCCGTCCGCCTCGTGGCGGAAGGCGGCCGCCAGGTCCGCGCCGAACTGGAAGGTGTGGGCGAAGCAGGCGCGCGCGGGTTCGGGCGGCTGTCGCGCGAGATGGACATGGCGAATGCGCGCGTTGCCGCATTTGCCCGCCGCGCCACGCTTGCCGCAGCTGCTGCCACTGCGGCGCTGGCGGCGGCGGGGGTCGCGATGATCCGCTCCGGCCTGCAGACCGTCGATGCGCAGGCCAAGATGGCGCAATCTCTTGGCACAACGGTTGCCAGCCTTCAGGTGCTGGATCGGGCGGGCGATCTGGCAGGCGTGTCGATGGGTCAGGTCGAGCAAGCCACCGTGCAGCTGACGCGGCGGCTCAGCCAGGCCGCCTCCGGTACCGGCCCGGCGATTGACGCTTTGCGCCGTTTGCGGCTTTCGGCCGAGGATTTACAGCGCCTGCCGCTGGATGCGCGCATCGCGGCCATTCAGGAGGCGCTGGGGCAATTTGTCCCCGAGGCCGAACGCGCGGCAGTGGCCTCGCAGCTCTTTGGCGACCGCGCGGCACTGGTGTTCACCCGGATCGACACGGCGACACTGCGCCAGGCGACCGAGGATGTGCTTGCCTTCGGGGTTGTCGTTTCCGAAGCTGACGCCGATCAGATTGAGCGTACCAATGACGCGATCTCGCGTCTCGGCCTGATCTGGCGGGGTCTGTCGAACCAGCTGGCGGTCGCCGCCGCACCAGCGTTAGAAGCGGTCGCGAATGCCATGGCGGCGATTGCCAGCCGCACCGGGCCGCTGGGCATCGCGATCAAGGCGCTGTTCGACAACCTCGGACGCATGACCACCTATGCCGCGACGTTCGCGGGCATCATGGCCGGGCGCTGGGTGGCGGGTATGGCGGCGGCGGCATTATCGGTGCGCGGGCTGGCCACAGCACTGGTCTTCCTGCGCGGCGCGCTGATCCGCACCGGGATCGGGGCGCTGATCGTCGGCGCTGGCGAGCTGGTCTATCAATTCTCGCAACTTGTCACCCGAGTTGGCGGCGTTGGAGATGCGTTCCAGCTGCTTGGCGATCTGGCCAAGGAAATCTGGTCGCGGATGGGGCTGGCACTGGATGGTGCACTGTCACAGATGGCAGCCGGTTGGGAGGGGCTGAAGGCCGCAAGTCTTTCAGCACTTGAGGGCACCATCGCTGGGGTTGTCAGCTTCGGCGACCGGACGGCGGCGATTTTCCAGGGGGCCTATGATGCAGCCGTGGCGATTTGGGGCAGTCTGCCCAGCGCCATCGGTGACTTTGCCTTTCAGGCCGCGAACGGTCTGATCTCCGGCGTCGAGGCGATGCTGAACTGTGTCGTCACCCGCATCAACACCTTCATCAACGGGTTGAACGCCGCACTCGCGCTGCTGCCGGAATGGGCAACGGGTGAAGGTGGGGTCCGGATCGGCACGCTGGATCCCTTGGACCTGGCGCGGATCGGTAACCCGTTTGAGGGTGCGGCAACCGCAGCGGGTGCCGCCGCAGCCGATGCCTTCTCCGCCGCGCTGTCGCGCACTTATCTGGAACCGCCTGACCTCGGTCTTGGCACAATGGCCGAAGACGCCCGCGCCCGCGCCAACGGCTATCGCGAGGCGGCGGGAATGCTGGCAGATGCCGCTGGTCGCCCACTGGCCAGCCGGCAAGCGCTGCGCGACGCGGTAACCGGCAGCGGGGTGGAGGCTGAAGCCGCACTGGCCAATGCTGCGGCCTCTGCGGACGCACTCGGGCTGGAATTGGACGAAACGGCCGCCGCTGCCGGTGGTGCGGGAGCCGCGGCGCGCGCTGCCGGGGCGGCAGCGGCCGAGGGCGCGGAGCAAGCCGCAACAGGCTGGGGCGCGGTCACCGCAGCGCTCGCCGACTATGCCGCCAGGGCCCGCGATATCGGTGGCGATATCGGCCAGACACTGGTCGGCGCATTCCAGAGCGCCGAGAACGCCGTGGCCGCCTTTGTCAAAACCGGCAAGCTCGACTTCCGCGACCTCGTCACCTCGATGATCGCCGATCTGGCCAAGCTGGCGGCGCGCCGCTTCATCCTCGGGCCTATCGCTGATGCCCTCTGGGGCGCACTTGGCGGTGCGGGTGGATTGTTCGCGGACATCCTGCACGCGGGCGGCACAGTCGGATCGCCGGGCCCGGGCCGCATGGTCCCGGCGCTGGCCTTCGCCGGTGCCCCGCGTATGCATTCCGGTGGCTGGGCCGGGATCAAGCCCGACGAGGTTCCTGCGATCCTGCAACGAGGAGAACGGGTTCTGTCGCGCCGGGAGGCGGCTGGTTATGGCCAGGGGCAGAGCGCCGCGCCGAATATCTCCGTCACGATCAACGCACGCGATGCCGAAAGCTTCCGCCAATCCCGCACGCAGGTGGCAGCCGACATCGCCCGCGCCGTCTCGCTTGGCCGGAGGGGCATGTGATGGCGTTTCATGAGGTCAGGTTCCCCGACAACATCAGCCGTGGCGCGCGGGGCGGGCCGGAACGGCGGACACAGATCGTCGAACTGGCCTCTGGAGACGAGGAGCGCAACGCCAGCTGGGCCAACAGCCGCCGCCGCTATGATGTCGCCTATGGCATCCGCCGCGCTGACGATCTGGCATCCGTCGTGGCCTTCTTCGAGGCCCGCAACGGCCGCCTGCATGGCTTCCGGTACAAAGACTGGGCTGACTACAAATCCTGCCTGCCGTCGCAGGCCGTGGCCCCGACCGACCAGCCCATCGGCACCGGCAATGGTGCCGTTACCGCCTTCGGCCTTCTGAAGCGCTACACTTCCGGCGCGCAAAGCTGGACCCGCGCCATCGCCAAGCCGGTCGCGGGCTCTGTCCGCCTTGCCCTGAACGGCGTCGAACAGATGACCGGCTGGAGCGTCGACACCGCCACCGGCAGCGTCACCTTCGCTGCCGCCCCGGGTGCAAGCATCGCGATCACTGCGGGCTTCGAATTCGACGTGCCCGTCCGCTTCGACACCGACACGCTGGACGTGACCCTCGATATCGAGCGGCTCGGGTCAATCACGTCCATCCCTCTTCTGGAGATCCGCAGATGAAATCCCTCTCCCCTGCGCTGCAGGCGCATCTCGATGATGGCACCACCACCCTGTCCTGGTGCTGGCGGATTTCGCGAGCAGACGGCGTGGCGCTGGGCTTCACCGATCATGATCGCGCCCTCAGCTTTGACGGCACCGAATTTGAGCCCGAAAGCGGGTTTGCCGCCTCGGAAATCCGCTCGGGCTCCGATCTGGCCGTTGATGCGCAGGACGCGACGGGCGTGCTGACCTCGGACCGGATCACCGAGACCGACATCTTGGACGGACGCTGGGACAACGCTGCTGTGGAGCTTTGGCGGGTGAACTGGGCCGACACTGGCCAGCGGGTGCTGCTGCGGCGCGGAGCGGTCGGGCAAATCCGGCGCGGGCGGATGGCGTTCGTAGCCGAGGTCCGGTCGCTGGCGCATGTGCTGGGCCAGACCGTTGGGCGGACGTTTCAGGCGGGCTGTGATGCGGCGTTGGGCGATGCGCGCTGCGGGATCAATCTGGAAAACGCTGTCTACAAGGGCACGGGCGTTGTCACCGACCTGTTGCGCGACCGCGCGTTCATGGCCTCGGGCTTGGCCGGGTTTGCAGCCGCCTGGTTCACGTCTGGCACAATCACCTGGACCAGCGGTGCCAATGCCGGGCGGATCACGGAAGTGCTGGCCCATGATCTGGCAGACAGCATCGCGGCGTTGACACTGCTGGAATCGCCGGTGCGTCCAATCAGTGAAGGTGACAACTTCATCGCGCGGGCTGGCTGCGACAAGCGCATTGCCACCTGCGGGGCCAAGTTCGCCAATACTGCCAATTTTCGAGGGTTTCCAAACATTCCCGGCCAAGATGCAGTGCTGCGCTATGCCAGCCAAGACGGCGGGCACGAAGACGGCGTGCTTTGATTGGCGCCGCCGATCCCGCCCTCGTCGTCACGACCGCGCGATTATGGCTCGGGACGCCTTATCACGATCAGGCCAGTCTACGCGGTGTCGGTTGCGATTGCCTCGGTCTCGCACGCGGCGTCTGGCGTGATGTGGTGGGAAACGAGCCTTTCCCGATCCCACCTTACAGCCGGGATTGGGGCGAAACCGGGCCGCACGAGGTGCTGGCGAATGGTGCCGCCTCAATGCTGATCCCGATCGGAACGAATGACGCCAGCCCGGGCGCGCTGATCCTCTTCCGCATGACCCCCCGCGCCATTGCCAAGCATGTCGGGATCCTGACGGGGCCTGACAGCTTTATCCATTCCTACGAGCGGCTGGGCGTCGTCGAGGAAACCCTGACCCCTATCTGGCGGCGGCGCATTGCCTTCGCCTTCCTGTTCCCGCCCTCGGGCAGCATCTGAAAGACCTCACATGGCAACGCTTGTACTCGGCGCGGTTGGCTCCGCGATCGGTGGGTCCATCGGTGGCGGGCTGCTAGGCGTCAGCGCCGTCACCATTGGCGGCTTCATCGGATCGAGTGTGGGATCGCTGGTCGACAGTTGGATCGTGTCGTCCCTCGCGCCCGCCCAACGCATCGAGGGCGCGCGCCTCGACGGCCTGCGGATTACCTCTTCGACCGAAGGGGCCGTGATCCCCCGCCTCTTTGGCCGGATGCGCATTGGCGGCAATATCATCTGGGCCACGGATTTTCGGGAGGAGACGAAGACCACGACCCAAGGCGGCGGCAAGGGCGGCGGGGGCGGCAAGGTCAAGACCACCGAGTATTTGTACTATGCCTCCTTCGCGGTCGCTCTTTGCGAGGGCGAGATCACCGGCATCGGCCGCGTCTGGGCCGACGGCAAGGCCATGGACATGACCGGCGTCACCTGGCGCTGGTATCCGGGCGACGAGGCGCAGGGTCCGGACCCGTTTATTTCGGCGAAGATGGGAGCCGCCAACACCCCCGCCTACCGCGGCACTGCCTATGTGGTGTTCGAGGAGCTGGACCTCAGTTCCTTCGGCAATCGCCTGCCGCAGATCAGCTTCGAGGTGTTCCGGCCGCTGGCTGATCCTGACACCGCCGAAGGGTTGGTCAAAGCCGTCACGCTGATCCCGGCCTCCGGCGAATTCAGCTACGCGACCGCGCCAGTGAAGAAATCGACCGGCCCCGGCGGCGCAACCGTCGCCGAGAACCTGAACGCCATCTCGGACACGGCTGACATCGTCGTGGCGCTCGACCGGCTGCAGGCGATGGCCCCGGCGGTGGAGAGTGTGTCTTTGGTCGTCGCGTGGTTTGGCGATGATCTGCGGGCGGGATCCTGCAAGGTCCGTCCCGGCGTCGAGGTTGCGGCCAAGACCACGAAGCCCTCGGTCTGGTCGGTGAACGGCGTCAGCCGTGCCAATGCGGTTCTGGTCAGCCGCGACGCCGAGGACCGACCTGTTTATGGCGGCACGCCTGCAGACTTCGCGGTGGTACAGGCAATCAGGGAAATGAAAGCGCGCGGGCTTCGTGTGACCTTCTATCCGTTTATCCTGATGGATGTGCCGCCCGGCAACGCCAAACCCAATCCTTACAGCGCAAACGCTGCCGGGGTCGGTCAGCCCACATTCCCTTGGCGCGGGCGGATCACCTGTTCCCCCGCTGCTGGCTTTGCTGGATCGGTGGACAAAACCGCCTCGGCGGCCCCGCAGGTCTCGGCTCTGTTTGGCACGGCGACACCTGCCAACTTCAGCGTTTCTGGCGAGGCGGTCAGCTGGACCGGCCCGGTCGGTGAGTGGGGCCTGCGCCGCATGGTGCTGCATTACGCCCAGCTGTGCAAAGCAGCTGGCGGAGTCGATGCTTTCCTGATCGGCACCGAGATGCCCGGCCTGACCACGATTCGCAGCGGGGCCACGACCTATCCGGCAGTGCAGGCCTATCGCGATCTGGCTGCGGCCGTGCGTGTGATCCTTGGGCCGGGCACCAAGATCAGCTACGCAGCCGACTGGTCGGAGTATTTCGGCCACCAGCCGGGCGACGGGAGTGGCGACGTCTTCTTCCACCTCGATCCGCTCTGGGCGGACGCCAACATCGATTTCATCGGTATCGATAACTACATGCCGCTCTCGGATTGGCGCGACGGATTTGATCATGCTGATGCAGCACTGGCCCCGGCGATCTATGACCGCGCCTACCTGCAATCGAACATCAATGGCGGCGAAGGGTTTGACTGGTTCTATGCCAGCGCCTTGGATCGAACAGCACAAAACCGCACGCCAATCAGCGATGGCGCAGCAGCCAAACCATGGGTGTTCCGCTTCAAGGATCTGCGCGCTTGGTGGCAAAACGCTCATTTCAACCGTCCGGGTGGCGTGGAGAGCGGGACGCCAACGGCATGGGTGCCGCAGTCCAAATCGATCTGGTTCACCGAATTGGGCTGCCCCGCCATCGATCGCGGCACCAACCAGCCGAACGTCTTTTTCGACCCGAAGTCATCGGAGAGCTTCACGCCGTATTTCTCACGCGGCTGGCGGGATGATGCGATCCAGCGCGCCTATCTGGAAGCGACGTATCTGTTCTGGTCAGCACCAGCCAACAACCCGCTGTCGGGAATGACGGGCGCGCGCATGGTCAACGTGCCGGAATGCTCCGCATGGACCTGGGACGCGCGACCTTATCCATTCTTTCCCGAACTCACCGATGTCTGGACCGATGGTCCGAACTGGCAGCTGGGGCACTGGCTGACCGGGCGGCTTGGCGCGGTGTCGCTGGCGGCATTGGTGCGGCACCTCTGCCTGCGGGCAGGCATGCCGAAGGGCCAGATCGACGTCACCGGACTCTGGGGTGCGGTCGAGGGATATGTGATCTCGGCGCTGGAAGCCCCGCGCGCGTCGATTTCCACGCTGGCCCGTCACTTCGGCTTTGATGCCGTCGAGAGTGAGGGTCGCATCCGCTTCCTGATGCGCGGCCGGATCGCGACTTCAACGATCACCCCAGACGGCATGGTGGCCCCCACCTCGGGACAGGGGGACGTGATGGAACTGACGCGGGCACAGGAAACCGAACTGCCGCAGGCGCTGAAATGGCAAGTGGCGCGGGCGGACGAGGATTATGACGCGGCGCAGGTCGAAGCACGGCGCATCACTGTCGACACCACACGCATCGCGTCCGAGGCTTTCCCGATGGCCGTGCCACCCGAAGAAGCCGAACGCCGCTGCCGTCGTGCGCTGATGGAGGCGTGGGTGGGGCGCGAAACTGCCGTGTTTCGCTTGCCGCCTTCACGTCTGGCACTCGATCCATGCGATGTGATTCAGCTCGACCATGACGGCCGCCTGACCGAGATGCGGCTGGCGTCCATTGCGGATTCGGACCTGCGCATCATCGACGCTGTTCGTCAGGATCGCGCTATCTACGATCTGCCGCCCGGAGAGTCCCGCCCTGCATCATTGTCGACGCCGACAGTCTTCGGCACCCCCGATGTGATCCTGCTGGACCTGCCGCAGCTGCGCGAGGATCAACCGGCGCACCGGCCAGTCATTGCGGGTCATGCCAAGCCATGGCCGGGCGAAATGGCGGTGTATCGCAGTGCGGCGACGGATGGATTTGCACTGCTGACCACATTTAGCGCGCGCGCCCGCATGGGCGTGCTCGCAGCGGACTTCTACGCTGGGCCAGTGTCGCGCTTCGATTTTGGGAACGCGCTGGTGGTCGATCTCTATTCCGGAACGTTGGAAAGCGTCACGGATATTACCCTGCTTGGCGGTGCCAATGCGCTGGCCATCGAAACCGCTCCCGGCGCATGGGAGATCGTCCAGGCAGGCAACGCAGAGCTGATCGCGTCCGGGCGATATCGCCTGACCCGGCTGCTGCGCGGTCAGCGTGGAACGGAGAACGCAGTCGTGAGTGTCGTACCAACCGGCGCGCGCGTCGTCGTGCTGGATGCCACGCTGGCATCACTGCCCATCGCGGAGGCCGATCTCGGCCTGCCATGGAATTGGCGCGTCGGTCCAGCCTCACGCCCGGTCATTGACGAGACCTTTGCGGCGACCACCTTCACGCCTGAGGGCGCTGGTCTGCGGCCCTTCTCAGTGGCGCATGTTGAGCAGCCATGGCAAACAGCGCGTAGCCTGGGCGATCTGACGATCCGCTGGATGCGTCGGTCGCGGTCGCTCGCCGCTGACAACTGGGGTGCGGGCGATGTGCCTTTGGCCGAGGACAGTGAGGCCTATGAGGTGGAAATTCACGACGGCGGAACGGTCATACGCACGCTGACTACGTCGACGACCAGCGCCTTCTACAATGCTGCCCAGCAGACCGCCGATTGGGGTGCGCTGCTCGGGCCCGAAGACACGCTCGACATCCGCATCTACCAGCTCTCCGCCCTGATCGGGCGAGGGGCGGCCAAGACCGTCACACTGACATTCTGACATTCTGACATTCTGAAAGGACCACCATGTCCGACGCCACGACAAACCTGCTGCTGCCCTATATCCTGGCGTCGCAGGCCCAGAAGCATGTCACCCACAACGAGGCGCTGCGGCTACTCGACGGGCTCGTGCAGCTCTCCGCCCTCGACCGTGATATGACCGCGCCACCCGGTTCTCCAGAAGATGGCGACCGCTACATCGTCGCCTCCGGCGCAACCGGTGATTGGGCCGGGTGGGATCTGAACGTTGCGGTGTTCACCGATGGCGCTTGGTTGCGCCTGCCGCCGCGCGTGGGCTGGAGGACATGGATTGAGGATGAGGGGTTGCTGCTCGTTTACAACGGCTCCGAGTGGGTCGGAACCACTCCTGCGTCACTGCAGAACCTCACATTGCTCGGGTTGGGCACCACCGCCGATGCCGTCAACCCGTTTTCGGCCAAGCTCAACGCGGCACTCTGGACTGCCAAGACCGTGGCCGAAGGCGGGAACGGCGATCTCTTCTACACGATGAACAAGGAGGCTGCGGGCGACGATCTCGGTCTGACGCTGCAGACCAACTTCTTGACAAAGGCGCTGGTCGGCCTGTTCGGGTCGGACAGTTTCCGGCTCGCGGTGTCCACCGATGGCAGTACCTTCTTCGACGGGCTGACTATCGACAACACCAACGGCATCGTCGATCAGCCGCAGCTGCCGCGCTTCAAGGCGTATACCGACTACGACAACTATGTCGGTGTCGGGGCCTGGACGAAGATCGCTCTCAATAATACCGATTATAACGATCAGGGCGCGTTCGACGCCGGAACCAACCGGTTCACCGCACCCGTCGACGGCACCTACCTTTTCGGCGCGACGCTGCTCTACAAGATCAACGCCAGCGCCACGGCCCGCATGCGCGGGCGGCTCGTGCTGAATGGCGCAACTGAAATCCGGGGCTCCTTCGGCGAAATTTCCGCCACCCACGTCACGCTCGCGACCGCCATCTGGCTGCAGACCATGGTGCCGTTGAGCGCGGGCGATACCGTCGAGTTGCAAGGGTATTTCCGGGTCGCAGACGGCTACTTCGCGGCCGACCACACGTCCTTCTGGGGCTGCAAGGTCGGCTGAACGGCTGTGACCAGCCACTGTTTCGCAGGCGGATGAGGATCGATCATCAAAGGAAATCACCATGACAGAACGTAACTCCCTCGCGCAGGAGATCGGCGCGGCCTTGCGCGACCACGGCATTACCGCCGCCATCACGGCGCTGATCGGCGGTACCATCGCGCTGTTGGCCGCTGTCTCGCGCAGGGCGTTCACCAATGACGCCATGCTGGCCCGGCTGGACCGCGAGCTTCT